CTTGCAGAAGTTACCCCGTACAGGGCGCTAGCTAGCTGAACTTCACCTACCCAGTTGTCAAGCCCCAGCTTTGAGGTTTTGACTACACGGTAGGTTCGGAACAGCCTGATCCCATTGCTAACACGTATTTGCCATCTATTGGGAGCATCGTGAATGACGATATCGCCGAGGTCTTTAGGACCGCGGCAATCTCGAATATTCCGAGGTAGCTCATCAAGAATAGCAAACCAAGCGCGCATAGGAAGATTTTCACCGATAAAGGCGAGTTTCTCCATATTTGCACGCCAGCCGTTAGCAAAGCTGATAAGTTCTTGTGGTTCATTTGGTATCGTCTTGAGGTGGTAAGGTCGGACGTCATGTCCGTACCAATAGTCACCCCCACACGATTCCCTGAACGGCGATTGTCCTGTAAAGGATTTCTCATCGTTCATCGTGAACCCGCAGAACCTAAACAGCGGGACGAGTACGCGTGACACATCGTGCTTAACGATAATGTCATCTCCGAGTATGAACACATCCTCGCCTAACAGGCCCTTGAAGCCAGCCTTACGGCTGGCCCAACAGGCAAGTGCGGCGAAGAGGGTCGATTCAAGCTCGAAGGTGTACCCGTTACCCATGCTCGAGAATTTCTCGAGCACGACCCACTTTCCGTTGACGAGAGTCTTCGGTGATCTTAGAGCCAACATGTGCTCTAACCATCGGTGGGGCATGCAGAGTTCGACGAGAACCCTGCACACGGTATCGCTAGCATTGGAGAGGTCGTGAGTATCAAACTCACGACTCATGCTTGATAGTCTCGCCACCTCACGGTGCACGGACTGAGCATGTTTCAGATTCCACCCAGTACCACGGTGTAACTCGTCCCGAAGGAGCGTGCCAACACCAAGCTGAAAGTAGATATTGAGAGGGGCCTCAGAGCCTATCGACCTGTCGGTCGATGAGTCCTTTGGTGCTGTTGACCAGCGATTACCCTCTACAAACTGAACCCTCTCATAACGAGCGGCAGAAGCCGCCGACCATGCTGTACCAACCCAACCAAGGAGGTACATTACGGCGTTATGCGTCAATGTGGGAGCCGAAGTCATTTTGTCGGGCACGGTGGTTAGCCGCCCTCTGTCGACAAACGTAGCACCAGGTCCAAATCGCGCGGCAGAAGCTACACGATCCAGGCTGGGGCCGTCACCTATCCAACCCTTGATAATCGCACGTACCTCACGGAACATGCTTTCAATCTCGGGTACACGATCGGTGTCGTTCCGCCAGTTACGGCGGTAGACCTCGAGTCGCTGATTTGATAAGTAACAATCACGCTCGCCCTGATACCATTTCTTGAGTGCGACGTCAGCTTTATCGAAACTCGTAGGGAGGCCTTGCAGCTTCTTGAAGAGTCCGACAGCGGCTGCGTCTCTCATATAGAGACCAGGGTCTGTGTAATTACGTGGGCTTATCCTAAAGGAAGATAAGCCGTCCCAATCTTTGGCTATCAGCTTTTCAGCCAGTAGTTTCGAAACTGGGGTGTCGAGGTCTTGCAATGCAAGCAGGACCGAACGCTGGAGATTGCCAAACATCCGAGTTCTCCCCGCTGGTTACGTGAAAGCGTAACCAGACCACGTCTGCGACCGCACGGCCGAAAGGCCGCAAAGTTGCAGAGCTTGGGTTGTCGCTTCGCTCAATTCCGAACTCGGAATCGATTGTGGAAGCGTCACGATGGTCTTTACCACCACCTGATCGGTGGATGAGTAACGCGTCGTGGTCGAGTCCTGAGTGACGTACGGGTACCTGTATTCGAACAGGACCTGTCGCGCCGTCTTGGGACCATTCCACTTCGCAGCCATCGAGAACGTGGGACGCAAGCCAGTTGGCTTGCCTCCCGCTTGGCCAGTATCCTGGCGCCAGATGGCAGGGATGCTATCCCCCGCCGAAGCAACGAGAGCATCATAGATGATGTCCGTCGTGCCGTCAAGTTTCTTGACGGTCAAGCTGGTTTGAGCAGCCATGGTCTTTAAGACCCTTTCAATAATAAGATCATTTGAAAGACTTCAAGTGGCCAACTAACAGCGAAATTGCTGTTAGACCCCGAGTTGGGGAGAAGCCCTTGAAGCGGCGAACCGCGAGTGATGGTGTAACAACACCAACACCACGCGTCATACGCAAGCCCTCACAGACAAACGTCGAACCAGGTATGTTGTCTCCCGACAATATACGGTCCGGCCATGTGTATGTGCGAGTCATTGCCTCGTGGTTCAGGTTCCAAGCATTTACAAGTTCAAAGCCGATGAAGTCTGTGACGGAGTTTATTACAGCTCCGACATTTACAAACCAGTCGACGACGAACGAGTAAGGAACTAGTTCCCAGGCCACTGAGATTGGGTTTATGAGGCCCAATTGGTTTGCTAAGGCAAGGTTGGGGTTCTTCACCCGTAATGAATAACCTTGCTTTTGCGTCGTAATGACACGATACAGTTCTGTTACGTCGTTCCCCCAGTCTCGAGTAATATCGAAACTGTCGAACGACTTGGCGCGAACTGGTGTATCATTTATGGGCGCAGTCAGTACTTGAACACCCGAGTGGATATCCTTGATTAAGGGTTCCCAACCGAAGTGTATCTCAAGCCACTGATTGGCAGCCGATTTCGTGCGTTCTCCTTTCGTACGCTTTGAGCGTAAGTCGGGTGAACCCAGGGCCTCGAGGGCCTTCGAAATACGGCCATTCTTCACATGCAATGCGGCAGTAGCAAGCTGCTTTAGCCGTGAAGAAACCATACTCACAGATTGGCCCATTTCTGCGAGTGACGCTCCGATTTGAGCCGAATTGCGGGCTTTATCAAGGCACTTATCATAGGTTTTGTTAAAACCAAGAGTACGTGCTCGATCAAGCTGCCCTTCGGCATCGGGGTAAAGCCACATATCGCGGACATTGTCGGTCGAATTCTGTCTATAGATTATCTTGGCTTTACGTATGATGTAAGGCATTGGAGGGCGTGAGCCCTTCTTTGCAGTACCTACGTAACGCTGACGATACCTATAGAAGTCGTTCGACGTACCAGTGCCACCTTCTTCGGTGGTAAAGGGACCATATATCGGCATAAGGCAGAGCTTTCACATAAGGTTATGTGCAAGCCGCGCCGCCATAAGGCACCGATCCCGAGCTCACGCACGGAAAGAGCAGCCGGTTACCAACCGGCCGCTCATTCGACCTCCAAACCAGCACTCAACCAAACTGCTATGCACAGTAAGGTCTATTGTGAATCAGTGGTATGCTGACCCAGGTATGCGATAGCATACATGGAGGCAAAGAGGACTAAACGAGTGTGTTAAAGCACTCGTAGAAAGAACCCCGAAAGGGG